GAAGCACTCAAAGAAAGGTTGGAAGATACCGCACTTTTGAATGCAAAACTATTGTATCAAAACAAAGTCCTTACAAACGAATCACTTAATACTCGCCAAAAGAATTCTATTGTCGAGTCGATTCAAAAGGCAAACACAACAAGCGATGCGAAGGTTATTTATGAAACCCTTCAAAGTGCAGCGTCTGCTGGTTCAGTTGGATCAAGCAGAAAAGAATCGCTTCACGAAGCAATCAACAGACCTTCCCACACTGTAACAAGAAGAACAACCAATAACGATTCTTTATTGAATGAGATGACAGACAGGTTCCAACTTCTTGCTGGAATTAAAAAACATTAATCAATAAATTAAAAGGAGATAACTTATGTCTAAAGTATTAGAAAAATTAACAGAAGGCATCGTTAATCGTAGTCTCCGTGAAGAAGGTGCTGCTCTTCTCACCAAGTGGGAAAGAACAGGTCTTCTTGAAGGACTCGATAGCGATCATGCCCGTGCAGGTATGGCACGCCTATTAGAAAACCAAGCTGCACAACTTTTGAAGGAATCAAGCTCGATGTCCGGTGGAGATGTCCAAGGCTTCTCTTCGGTTGCGTTCCCACTCGTTCGCCGTGTTTTCGCTGGTCTTTTGGCCAACGATCTTGTCAGCGTTCAACCAATGAGCCTCCCATCAGGTCTCATCTTCTTCCTCGACTTCCGTGTCGATCCAAATTCTAGCGCGGCAGTTCCACGACTTGGCTATGGCTCAGGGGAATCCTTATACGGCGGCGGCGTAGTTGCTAGCCAAATCACTGGTGGTGTTAGCTTAACTGGTGCTAATGTTGAAAAAGGTCCATATGCTCTAAATAACGGCTATGCATCTTCAACTGGTTCAATCTCTGTTTCTACAATCGTTGTAGCATCTGGTACTGTTGGTGCTGGTGGTATTGCCGGTGTTGGAGGTTATGCAACTGGTTATGACTTGCAAAGCTTGTTAAGATTTGATGCCGATCTTGTCAGCGGTTCAAGCTTCGCTGCTGCAACTGTTACCAAGTCTTCGCTTTCAAGCGCTACTTTGAACGATCTTGTAGCTCTAACCTTGACCTCACCAGCAAACGGCGTACAAGCCCGTCGCTTGACAAGAATCGACCCAACTGATTCTAGCAAGGTATTGTTCGTCGTTGTTGCTTCGGGTTCTGAATCACCACAAACACTTTCTTCTTCGATTGATGCTGTCTCGGCTTTGACCGCCCCAATCGTTGACGGTCCATTCGCTGGTGTTTCCGCAACTCCAGGTGCAGTTGACCCAGGTACAACTTGGGGACTTGAAAATTCGGCCAGCATTCCAGAAATCGATATCAAAGTTGATTCAGTTGCTGTCACAGCTGTCACCAAGAAGCTCAAGGCCAAGTGGACCCCAGAATTGGGACAAGATCTCAATGCTTACCACAACCTTGATGCCGAAGTTGAATTGACATCAATCCTTTCTGAACAAATCGCTCTCGAAATCGACCGCGAAATCCTTGAGGACTTGATCAAGGGCGCTACAGCCGGTACATTCTACTGGTCACGTTCCCCAGGTCTATTCGTCAACCGTACAACTGGTGTCGAAGTTGGTGCTAACTCTGCTGCTCCAGAGTTCACAGGTAACGTATCAATGTGGTACGAAACCCTTATCGAAACCATTAACGACGTTTCGGCCCAAATCCATCGTAAGACACTTCGCGGTGGTGCTAACTTCGTCGTCACTTCGCCAGAAGTTGCCAACATTCTTGAGTTCACCGCTGGTTTCCGCGCAAGCGTTACCGCCGATGACGAAAGAGGCACAATCGGCGCAGTCAAGGTTGGCTCGCTCTCCAAGAAGTTCGACGTTCACGTCGATCCATACTTCCCACGCAACCTCGTCCTCGTTGGTCGCAAGGGTGGTAGCTTCCTAGAAAGCGGCTTCGTCTACGCTCCTTACGTTCCACTACAAGTTACTCCTACCATCTTTGGTGTTGAGGACTTCGTACCTCGTAAGGGTGTCATGACCCGCTACGCCAAGAAGATGGTCCGCCCAGACATGTACGGCCTCGTTGTCGTCCGTGGCCTTCTAGGTGAAGGTGGAGCCTG